AGCGGCCTCAAATAGGGTAAGGGGGTTATCTGTGTTGTAGTGCGATCATAATTCCAATCAAAACAAAATAAAGCAACAATGAAAAATTGATTTGATACCAAACGATCTCAATTTTTAAAGTTAAGTCATTAAAATATAATGATTAATTTATGTTTTTGCTTTGTGTTGTTTTATGTGGTTTTGTGACGAGGTTCAAAATGAGGAGGGCATAAATAGGGGAAAGCTGCCCATATTGATGGGACGAGCAGGGTGTTACAGATTCCTGAGCAGTATTCCGCCGGCAGCGCCTGGCGCGGGAACCGCCGGATGACGCGCCTGAGTCGCCATCCGGCAACGTATCGCCCGATGGCGCTTACGCTACCGGGCCTGTGTTTCTATGATTTATGTATATATTATTGAGTTTACTCTATATGCCCATCGGACTTATACATCTGGAGGTAAAGGCCAGCTAATGTCGAGTAAGTTACTGGTATCAATCCTATTGATTTCAACTCGATACCTTTTCCATGCACCCAATTTTTGTATCTCTTCGTCAGTGGCTATTCCAAGGTCTACAGCATCTTGTAATGGTCTTATTTTTTCATTTGCTAGTTTCAGTTTTTTTGATTTTTCTGCATTGGTGATTTGAGTAAGTTCTACTTCATTATATGTCCTGGGTATTATTTTGTTATCTACAAATTGATATTTTCCAGAAATGATATCATCATATGGTAAACTGTCGGATTCAACAATATCAAAGCCTGCTGGATATAACGTTGAAATATCTTCACTCACAGAGTGAATAACTTTTGTGTCAGGGTGAATACATAGCTTGTATTTTAGTTTAAAAGTATCTATTGAATTATAAAAATCTAAGCCGTTTTCATCAATAAAGTATTGTATATTTTCTCCAAACGGCATATGTTCTGGGTAATAACGTGTGACATTTCTTAATTGCATTTTTTTTCCTTATCCTGAAATAGTTCGCCAAAAACCGTTGATGTTAATCTGAAGTGGTTTATATCTCACACATTCCATTTTATCACCACCATCAACAAATGTTATTACACATCCAGCAGGTGCCATTGTTGGTGCTTGTACCTCTGCACCTAACATAACATTTTGCACGTATCGTGCATCAGATTGTGTCCTGGTATATATATTCGTTGCAGAGGTTTTGCTTTTTGCCAAATCATACGCCGCCTTTACCGCGCTCGGCGTCGCTGCCTCCGTCGTACTGGTGCTGTTCGTTGCACTGTTGAGCTTTACGATCCCTTTCTGCGCCGTAGTCCCATCCGGCACGTCGGTAATATCCCCCCACGCATGTTTGTGACTCCCCGCCGCCTTCCCATTCGCCAGGTCATACGCCGCTTTCACCGCGCTCGGCGTCGCCGCCTCCGTCGTACTGGTGCTGTCGGTGGCGCTATTAAGCTTCACGATCCCTTTTTGCGTCAGCGTACCGTCCGGGGTGCCGGTGATCTGCCCCCAGGAGTGAGTATGGCCGGCCGGGGCCGCTGCGCTCGCCTTGTCATACGCCGCCTTTACCGCGCTCGGCGTCGCCGCCTCCGTCGTACTGGTGCTGTCCGTCGCGCTGTTAAGCTTCACGATCCCTTTTTGCGTCAGCGTGCCGTCCGGGACGCCGGTAACCTGGTTCCAGACGTGAGTATGGTTCGCCGGAGCTGCCGCATTCGCCTTATCCATCGCCGCCTTTACCGCGCTCGGCGTTGCCGCTTCCGTTGTGCTGGTGCTGTCCGTCGCACTGTTAAGCTTAACAATCCCCTTTTGCGTCAGCGTACCGTCCGGAACGCCGGTAATCTGGTTCCAGGTATGCGTGTGATTACGCGCTTCCGCCATCGCCGCCTTGACCGCCTTTGGCGTAGCCGCTTTGGTCTCGTCATCGCTGTCAGTGGCGTTACTGAGCCGTGTAAAGCCTTTCTGCGTTAATGTCGCATCCGGGTGATTTGTCGAATGTTCATGCTCGTCCAGCCGGACATCCACATAGTCGCGCGTCGCCAGCACAATGCTCGGATCGACCGTCAGCGTCACCGCCGTGGTGTTGGAGACTTCCATAATCAGGCGGATACAGACCTGCTTGCCGCAGCCGCCCGGCAGCAGCGGTTTGTAGGATTCCGGGAATTTGCCGATGGCGATTAGCTCGCCCTCGTTGTCGAACACGCCCACTTCACGCACGTACCAGCCGCCAACCTCTTCCGGCAGCACCAACTCGGCAATCAGCCAGTTAGGATTATTCGGCGCAACGGTCAGCGTATTCATCTCGCCGCGCCAGACTTCGTGGCGTAAATTGGTCTGGCTGGCGGTCGGTTCATAATATTGTCCGCCGCCGTCGCCAACCGCCATCTTTTGCAGATGTAGCTGTTTTTTATCCGCAAGGGCGCTGGCGATTTTCGCCATTCCCCTGTCGGTCAGGAGGGTATAAAACTCATTATCCATAATTACTCCGGGTAAATAGATGTAATTTCAAGGCTCCATTGCCCTGTACCGAAATAGATCGGTTTAGTTTGTTGAACTTCCAGAACCTGGAAGGGTAAGACGGTCTTTATTTCTCCACCGTAAAGCGCGCTGCCAATAACAGGAATAGCGCTTTGGTTAATTATCCAGACAATTAACGCTTCCAGTTTTGAACGCACGTTCTTATATTCATGAATAAGATCGACCAGATTATTAAACAGATTTTCATCCATGCCCTGGTTGATTAGCTTAATTTCAACCTTGAAGAAATAAGCCTTACCTCCATACTCAAACCATTCGGAGATCGTGCCGGGTAAGGATAATATTTCCAGTACGCGGCGAACGGCCCAGGGGGTTCCTTTATATTTATGCAGTTCAATCGCCTGCTTAATTAACTCTCGTTTCTCCTGTTCATTGGCAGCAAATAGCCAGCCTTCGAGCCCCTGTACATGAAACTGTTCGGCCAACGAGGGCAATGCCGAGGCATCAACGATATCCACCAGATAGACCAGCAACGCCGTCAGGTCGATTTGCGCGAAACGTTCGGCGGCAATGTTCGCCAGAATTGAGAAACGTTCGTCGCTGGCCAGCGGCGGCGGCAGAAGCAGTTTATCCATCGCTGACTCCGGCAATCGTCACGTCAATAGCCGTACATTCCGCCCATTCGTGCGCCTGCAATACCTTTTTCGCGGGCATATCCAGCGCGACGTCGTAAACGCCATCCACTTGTAGCACTTTAATTATCTGGTTTGGCACAATGTCCTGGCCCAGCCGGGTCTGGCGCGAGCGCGTCCATGTATTAATCGCTTCACGCGCGGCGGCAAGCGTCGTCTCCTGATCGGCGGTGGTAAACAGCGTCAGCCGGGCGCTGATCTGATAAGCCACGCGCGGAGAACATTTAGCGCTCACCTTATCGGTTAGCGGGCGCTTTTTCTCTTTGCTCACCTCCCGTTCGATCTGGGCAAGAAGCTCCGGCCCCGGCAGACCGTTCAGGGTCAGCGGATAGAGTTCCACGCAGCCTTCCGCCAGCCCTTCATCCGGCCCCAGTACCGCCACGTCGATAATCGACTGGCTGACCGAGAGCGTATGGAAGCGATAGGCGCCATAGCTGCCCGCGTTGCTGAAACTTTCCGGCGCTAGCTGGATGCGTTTACGTAGCGCGTCGTCGTTCTCTTCGCCGCAGCCGCCACTTGAGGCCGTCAGATTGGTGACGCTGATATCGTAATTGTCCACGCGGTCTACCAGCGCGCTGATTTGCGCAGGCTGCCAGTTGTTGCCGGGTTCACCGGTCACTACACAGGTTGCAGTTACCGCAACGCTCAGGCTGCCCGCAGGCAACAGAACATCTTCGTCGGTGGCGAACATCACGCTATCCGACGCGCTGGCGCGGGTACCCTGTGGAATCACCAGGTTACTTTTAGCCGCTTGAGTAACAGAAAACTGCAGCGTGGTTTTTGCCGCCTGAGCGGGCAGACGGTGAACGCCAACCAGCTCGCCTAAATAATCCAGCATCGGCGCACGGGAATACGCGACCAGGTTTTGCTTCGCTGCCTCCTGGATGGCGATGCGGACAAGGTTTTCACGATAAGCAAACAGGTCAATGAGCAGCCGCTCAGCCTGCGCCGGATAGAGTTTTTTACCGCTGGCTTCTTCATATTGCGCAATCATCTCGCTGGTGATTTGCGCGGGATCGCGGTCAATAAAATCGGGTTCGGCTATCGCCATAACACCTCCGTTGAGTTGATTACGCCGTCTGCGGCACGCCATTGCACGCGTAACGTCAGGTGTTCGCCGTCAATCGTCGGCGTCACCTTCAGCAACCGGCAGCGGGGTTCCCACATGCGAATCGCTTCCACCGACTCCCGAACAACGTGCGGAATAGCCCGCTCGATCGGGTAATCGATATAGCGCCACAGATTGCTGCCAAAAAGCGGCCTGTGGGGATCGCTGCCGCGCGGCGTGCGCAGAATGATGTGTATTGCCTGATGAATATCATCCAGCCCGCAGACGTATTCTTCAGGACGTTGCAAGGCAGGTTGCCAGTGCAGGGTCGAGGGTCGTGTTTTCGTGTTCATGAGGCTATTTTCGCCTTCCGGCGGGGGGAGAGATATTAAAGCGCTTTAAGGAAATAATTGATGGCGGGGTCAGAATGTGTTTTGCCCGGCGGCGCTTCTGCGCTTACCGGGCCTGTGTTGATGCACATTTTGTTAAATGGCGAAGATCGCGTTTTACGTAAAGTTAAAATGAAATTGCTGTAATTTCACCTTTGCCTACAGAAGCGTAGTACCAGAATTCATCATTGATTTCTGCGTGCTTCATTTTTTCAACTGGAATCGTTTTCTGCCGTCCATTAACCGAGAGTGTGATCGAACCCGTTAGCTGCTCCCGGCTGATAATAGCGAAATCCCCGCGGGTGTTGCTATAAGCCGTCGTTTCATTGGAAAGGCTGTGCTTCGCTCCATTAGCGATTACAGAATAATCAAAATTGACTTTCTTTTTGAAAATAGCTTGTACATGATAATACTCGCCGTAAACAGCAGGATCATGGAATAAACCAAAATGACCACCGCTATTTTGCAACTTGACGAAATAATAGTCAGGGATGATAAACTTCTGTTTACCTGCCGCTATTTCTTTAGTAATGATTTTTTGTCTTACGATTTCCTGTCCGGCCGTTTTTTTATAACCGTTAAGCATCAATGAATAGGACCAAAGGAATACGATACCACAGAGGACAGTCACGGCAGCTACGCCTACGACTCCAGCCTTAACGCCGCTTTTCAACAGGGCGTAAGCGATGAAGGAGATAGCTAAAAGGAAAAACATAAACGTACCGTTCATAACCCGATCGGGGTAGGACGGCGACGCGAACATGATTAAGGAAGTGCCAATACCTATACATACGACTAACGCAGCGCAGATAAGGGACGTTTTATCAATTTTGGCGCGAATCTGCTTATTGAATATGACCAGTAAGACCAGCAATAACAAAACAACATAAGCTATCCAGATCAGCGCCAGATGGTTATGAACGCGTTCTGTTAAGTGAATGAAAATACGTTCAAAAATCGGCCTTCCATACCAGAATTCTTTGCCGCTGGCGCGGATGAAATTGCCCGGAGAAAGTATCAATACGCATGAACCTGCGATTGCACAGAGACTATAAACTATCTTATTGCGCGAAACAGATTTGTTTTGCCATAACTCGTATGCAATGGCCAGAACAGAAATAAGCGAGACGAAAGGTGAGACGCTTTCATTGGAACAGCCTGCCATAAAGCTTAGTAATGCAACCCACGGGCTGATCGCTTTACTGTTTTTTATTGTTATGGTGTAAAAGAAGAACAGCCATGCAACAACGAACAGATTCGTCCACAAATAATTCGCAGCACCAACGATCCAGAAAGTGGTTTGACCCAAATTCGGGTTCGAAATCCAGTAAGTGAAGAATATTAGTGGGAATAATAAGTAGTCGGATTTATTCCAGCGTAATGTACCTGAGGGTGTCTTCACAATGAAATAACAAAATACCAGTGTCGAAACGGCTGCGCTGATGGAATACACGAGTTGAGAACGTGTATACAGGATGAGTGCGCTGGTGTAATCAGCTATAATCCTGCCACTCCATGTCATATAATGATGAAAATGTGATTCCGGCGAAATTCCTAAAAGGTAATAGCGGTAATCATCAGAGTGAATGGGGGTATACCATTCAATAAGAAAAATGGCCAAAAAAGCCAGTAGTATCATCGCCGTTTTCGGTAATATCTTGAGCATAGTGTTCATTATTCCATCATTGTTTTTTTGTTTTTCACGATATAGCGGGGTCTTTGCTTCACCTCCGTGTAAACGCGTCCGATATATTCACCCATGATGCCTATGCCGATAAGCTGGATGCCGCCTAAGAAGAGAATCGCGGTCATAAGCGAAGGATAACCGGGAACAGGGTTTCCCCACATCAATTTATCAATGATCATCCACATGGCATATATCAGGGAGAGGGCAGAAACGCTCACTCCTATATACGTCCAGATACGCAAAGGGAAAGTAGAAAAACTCGTAATCCCCTCCAGCGCCAGGTTCCAGAGTTTCCAGCCATTAAATTTTGAGTTACCTGCGACACGTTCAGCACGGGCATATTCGACAACATCTGTTTGACCTCCAACCCATGAAAGTATACCTTTCATGAAAAGGTTACGTTCTGGTAATAGCTTGATATTTTCTACAATCTCGCGCGACATCAATCGAAAATCACCGACATTCTCTTCAATCTTTGGCGTACTGATTTTGTTATGCAGCCTGTAGAACCACTCAGCGCTTTTACGCTTCAGGTGGCCATCCGTTGAACGATCGATACGCTTAGCCAGCACCATTTCTGCACCAGCCTGCCATTTATTGATCAAATGTGGGATTACTTCGATGGGATCTTGTAAATCAACATCGATAGGGATCACCACATCTCCGGTCGCGTGATCTAATCCGGCAAAAAGTGCAGGTTCTTTACCAAAATTGCGGGTAAATGAGATCGGAACAACAAGAGGATCGGCAACAGCTAATGCGCTGATGATTGATTCAGTCGCATCGTGACTCCCATCATTAACGAAGATAATCTCAACGTCATAAGGTTTAAGTGAACTGTATTCTCTGACCGTTTTATAGAAAATAGGGATCGCGTCCTCTTCATTAAAGACGGGAACCACTAATGAAATTTTCATTTCTCATTCCTGAAAACAATGAATCTGGAATATAAAAATCCGCAAATAAGGCTAATTGCGGAAAATACAATGAGCGTAAAAATGGGAGGCATAGCACACTTGTCGCCTGTCCATCCCACGACGGCGCTCAGCACGCCCATAAAACCGACGTACAGCAAATAACGTCCGGTTGATACGCTGGCTCCAAAGGTAAACCGGGCGTTAGCGAAAAAACTAAAACTGACAGCGACAGCAAAGCCCGCTACGTTTGCCAAAGCCTGACTTGTTTGAAATCCATAGACGCAAAGGGCAAAGATAGCCCAATGCAAAGCAGTATTAAGTACGCCTATCGAAACGTACTTTATAAATAATTTTATCATTATAGCAATCAAGAAGTTGTAATTCAGCGAAGTCTACCAGACAAAACTGAGAGGATCATTCCTGAACAGCAGATTTTATGTAAACAGGGCGAAGTTAAAGTAAAAAATAACGCTAGTTTTCCAATATACATATATGCAATATTTGCAGCGCAAAGTGATTACATTTTCATCGGAAATAGCGCGCGAAAAGGGACTAATCACGTTGCGCTGAAAATAAATATCCTCCAGCAATTTGCCCGGTGGCGCTTCTGCGCTTACCGGGCCGGTGTTTATGCACCTTTTGCAGGCTGGATAAGGCGAAGCCACCATCCAGCAGCAATTTGCAGGTTAGTGAGAGTGGTGGTTAGAGTTGCCGCCGTTGTCCATCAGCGTGCCGCTGGCGTTAACGTTGCCGAGGACATTCACGTTGCCCGTGATAACCGCGCTGTTTCCGACGCCGCCGCTGCCTGCCATACCGCCAAGCCAGGTGAGTTTTTTCATCACGGTAACGTCGCCGGTAAAGGTGCTGAGCGGCGCATCGACGGTGACATTCAGCGCTTTAATGCCCGTATGGGGCGCTTCCACGTTGACATCTACCGCCTTGACGCCCACGGAGGTGGCCGCCACGTCTACGGTTTCTGATATCACCGTGACGTGCTGCGCCCTGATCTCTACTTGCGGTGAAGTAAGCTGCGTACGTTCCTTCACTTCAATGACGATTTTTTCTATGCCGCCGTTGACGGTGAGCTGGTGTAACGCACGGTCATATTCAAAGGCCGCGCCGTCGGAAAACTGCACGTAGCGCTTGTCGCGCGAGGCCAGCGGCGCGGTATCCACGCTGGAGTAGACCGCGCCCAGCACCACCCCATCCTCGCCGTTGTCGTCGAGCAAAACTTCCACCTGTTCGCCAATATCCGGCAACCAGTAATCTTTGTTGTCCTGCGTGTTGCGTTGCAGCACCGCAAGCCAGTTACTGCGCAGGTTATCGCACTCTGGTAGAGTGACTCTGACGCGCACGACCGCCTCATCAATATCGCTGATAATGCCCGTCTGGCGGGTAACGCCTTTCATATTGCCTCCTTACTGGCTGGTTGCCGGTCCGCGTGAAATGTCGATTTCGGTAGTGTAGCCGCCGCTGCGCGTGAGTTTGTGCATGGATTTATCAATCAGCCACTGCCCGGAAAGCACGCCAAAATCGCTCAGTTCAATTTTGTTGCCCGCCGTCAGCTGCGGGCAGCCCATCATGCTGAGCGTGCCGGTTTGCTGGTATTCGTTGTGGCTGTCCAGCGCGGCATTGGCTTTAGCCTGCGCCGCGCCGGTATCCGGAGCGCGACTGTTAATCTTCAGGGTATCGGCGCTGGTCGCCGAACCGCGCGCCGGGGCTTTTTCCTGGCTGTCATGAGTGTAGATAACCAGTTCTTTTTGCTTGCTATTTTGATGCTGCACGGTGGCGTTTTTGTAGATCCGGTTGATGGTATCTTTGAACGTGTAGTGCGAAATATCCGTCCGCCTGAGCGTCTTCACCGGCGCCAGACAGCGCAGCGTCGGCAGATGCGAAAAGATCAGCTCCGTCGCCGTCACTTTCACGGTATAGCCATATTCACTCGCCAGCCGTTTGAGAAACGCCACATCGGTTTCGGCATATTGCGTAACCCGATCAATCGTCAGCGGCGCAATCTTGCCCGCCAGCGTTAAACCGTGTTTTTGCGCGATGCGACTGGCGATGGCGGAAAGCGTCGTCTCCTCAAAGCCCTGGCTGTTTTTGGTGCGTAGCGCTTTGCTGACCGAGGTGGCGATACCGTCGATATTGACCGTCGAAGGTGGCGCGCTGATATCAATTTTATCAATGATATAGGTTCCGCAATCGAGCAGATCTTCACCCTGGTAGCCCAGGCGCAGCGCCAGCGTGTCGCCTTTTCCCGGATACCATTCGTTTACCCAGCGCCCGGCGCTATCTTCCAGCGCAATGGCAATAACATCCGACTCGTTTTTAATGCTGTCGCTGTAACTGATGCTGGTGACATAAGGCGCGATGTCGTAAGTGATCTCTTTATGTCCGTACCAAAGGGTAAAAATAGGCGTCAGGGTGGCGAACACCCCGCCGGATACCGTTATCTCAGCCATGGCGGTAGCTCCGGGGTCGTTTGCGTGACGCTGATAACCGGGATGATCAGCCGCACGCCTGACGGTAAAACCGGCATAATAGCGACGTGCGGATTGGCCGCGATGATGCGTTCGTAGGCCAGCGCATCGCCGTAATAGCGCCAGGCGAGATTATCCCAGCGTTCGCCGTCGGTGGTGACATGTTCAAGGTAGCGCATTACAGACTCCTCGTAATATCGGCAGCGGCAAGCTGGCTCACGTCAGGAGCGCTTGTTTGCAGCGTGCCGCGCGCCTGATTGACCAGCGTCGCGGCGCTGTCGTAAGTCGCTTCCGCGACGCTGCTGGTGATAGCGTCAAACAGCGATTCGGCGTGTTCAATAAGCGTGCCGGCATCGCCCGCGCATTCGCGGATCCCCGGCAGGCTGTCGATCAGTTCCTGCATTTTCGCCGCCAGCGCTTTCGGCAGCCCGGCCAGCGTTTGCAAATCCAGCGGCTGCTGGAACAGCGCGTCTATCGCGCTAATGGTTTTTTTCAGCGAATCGACAATATCGCCGCATTTTTCTTTCAGCGCTTTGGCTTCCTTCACCAGCTCTTTCGCCTGGGCGATCGTTTTTTTGATGTCATCAATGGCGTCGGCCACCTCATCCATCATCTCTTTGGCTTCACGCATACCCTCTTCAACAGCGCTCAGCAGTTCATCGAACCAGGAATCGCTAACGTCGGGAAGCTCATCCAACATCTCGTCAATGTTCGGTTCCTGGGTGGTGATGGCCGGAGGCAGCAGCGGGCTCTTCGGATCGCCGGTGTACTCCTGTAGCGACAGACTGCCGCCCTGGGCAATGACGTTACCGTAAGGATCGGTGTGCTGGTGGGTAGCGGTCAGATCGGTAATCACGAACCAGCCGCGATAATCGCCGTTGCCGAACACCAGCGCCATCGCCTGGTGCGCGGTCATCGCTTCCCGCAGACGGTTCAGCTCGGTGGTCGGCTGGCAATACTGACTATGAAAGTTGAATTTCAGGGTAATTTTGTCCAGCTTATCGCCGATAAATTGCACGCCCGGTTTCCCTTCAATACGGGCATGGCTGGTATAATCCACGCCCATCGTGCTTTCAAATTCGTCCCAGTAAGCGACGACGTCAAATTCTATTTCGCCTAATACGGCATACATTATGCGTACTCCCGGCGCCGTTGTTGCGCCATGACATCGTTAATCATTCTCTCCAGCTCGCGTTTGCTCAGCGACAGCACGTTGTTGATATCTTTAGCGGCATTCGCGCCGCTTCCCTGCACGGTAACCTGCGGGGAAAAGTGTACCTGCACGTTGCTTTGCGCGCGGGAGGGCAGCATATAAGGTTTCCCGCCGGATTTGCCGGGAAGCGCGGCTGGCGTCGGCGGCGTGGCGGCGCTTTTCGTCTTCATTGGCTGCGGCGAGGTCATCGTTTTGGCCGAGGTTGTCACCGCTTTCGCTCCCGATGCCAGCGGCGCGCCGGCCTGTTGCGCGACCATTGTTCCGGCAATACCGGGGACGGCGGCGGCGACAGACGGCATTTCAGCGCTGATGCCCAGCGCGCTTTTCGCCCAGTCGGGGATCAGCGCTTTTATCTTCTCAATCGCCCCGTTCAGGAAAGGAAGCGCATTCAGAATGCCGTTGATCAGGCTATCCAGAATATTGCCGCCAAATTCGCTGAAGCTGGCGGGGAGTTCAATGCCAAACCAGTCCAGTACGCTGGCGAAGGCGCGGTAAAACAGCCCCAGCGGCGACCAGTCGAGAATCAGACGCGTGACGCCTGCAATGCCTCCGTCAAAGGCGGTTTTGATACGCTCCCAGACTCCGGCAAAGAAACCGGAAATCGGTTCCCAGTAGCGATAAAGTAAGTATGCGGCGCCTGCGATAGCGGTGATAGTCAGGCCGACAGGGTTCATCAGCAGCGCCCGACCCAGCCAGATAAACGTCTGGCCGACCAGCCGTAGCCCTTTTATCAGGCCGTTTCCCAGCAGCATCGTCAGGCTTTTCGCACCGTTGCCAAACGATTTCAGAACCGACAGCGCGCGACTGCCGCCGCCCAGCGCCAGACCGGCTTTGACCTTCAGGAAGATATCGATCAGGCGAATAAACGGTGACGCAATGAGGTTTGCTCCCAGCCTGAGAATATTCAGCGCCCCGTTGAACAGCCAGATAACGCCAACGACTTTAGCGACCCCTTGCACCAGCGCCGGATTTTCCCGCAGCCAGGCGCTGAACTGCCGCACCAGCGGCGAGATGCTTTGCGCCAGTTCGCCAATGGCGGGCATCAGCTCCATACCGACGGTCAGCCACAGATCGTTAAGTGAAAGTTGTAACGCTTTGGTCTGTTCTCCGGGCGATGTCATTTTCACGGCGAAGTCATCATCGATAAAATGTTGCCCCGCCGCCTGCATTGCGGAGGCTTTTAGCTGGCGATATTCGACCATATTCGCCAGCATCGGGGCGAGAAAATCCCGCGTTTGCGCATCGCCGAACATCGCGCCGAGGTTAAATTTCTCCGCCATGGCCTGTAGCGCGTCGCCGCGCGCGGAAAGATCCTCAATCTTCATGATTTGCCTGAAGGTGTCGAGGATCTGCGGGTTCATTTTCTCCAGTTGCATCTGCACGATGTGGGTCATCGCTTCCGTCACGTCGATCCCGTTTTGCTGATGTTCCAGCAGCGATCCCTGAAGATCCATGCCCTGACGGGCAAACCAACTGTCCGTCTCTTTTGAGAAGGTAGATTTCAGGAAATGGTCGAAATTCGCTGCCGCCGCGCCTGCGTCAGGGGCGTTTTTCATGGCGATTTGCATCGTTGCGGTCAGCTCCGCAATGCCTTCTTTCCCCTGAGCGCCGGTTTTTCCGGCAAAGGCGTTAATCCACTGGGTTTGTTCTGCAACGGAGCCGCCGCTTTTTGCCACGCTGTACAGCATATTTTGCGCAAAACGGAAGTCGTCAGGGGCGATGTTCAGTTTGTCGCGAGTGGCCAGAGCCGCCTGCGCCCAGCTTTGCGCGCTGTCGCGGGAGGCGGTTGCGGCTTTGGCGATATCGGGCATGTAGCGGCTAAGATCCTGCAATGCGCTGACGCCGCCTTCGATCATCGTGGCGGCGGCGCTTTGCAGATCTTTTTGATCCTGATTGAAATCAAGGCTCCAGTCGCGGATATTCAGGCTCAGGGCGTCCCGCGCGGTGTTATTCATGCCGCCTTTCGCCGCCATATCGACCATGTTGCCCTGAAATTCGTAAGGCAGCTTCCAGTCGGGAGTCTCAACGTTCAGGAGCTTGCCGAGCTGTCCGGCGAACGTTTGTGTTTTTTCCAGCAACCCGGCGCGCTGTTTATCGTTCTCTTCCCGGCGAAGGGCGGAGTTAGCGAGCTGTTGCGTAAGCCGGGTGATTTTTGTTTGCTCAAAGCTGAGCGTGTGCAGCGTGCTGGCGTTGAGTGAGCCGTAACGGGCTATTGCCTGCGTCAACGTCTCATTACGCGCCTGAAGCTGAGTAATAATGTCGTTGGCCAAAATAGTGTCTCGTATAAGTTGCCCGGTAACAGGCTGCTTGCCGGAAAAAGAACAGGGAAGGAGTGAACCGGGCTTGGGTCAGGAAACCCGCAGGCATTAAGCCTGCGAGTCGTATTCGTGTTTAATTTGCGCGCTGGCTTCGTCCAGCCAGCAGGTAAAATCGTCAACCGACAGCGCGTCAATTTCACTGGGCGGAAAGCGAAACCACCTCGCCAGCAGCGCCATTGCCTGCCACAACTGCTGTGGGTTCTGTAGCCATGCTAAGCATGGCCTGAAATCGTTTCTGCAATGCCTGATAGTCCAGCAGATCCATTTCTGCCAGGTCTTCGGTTACCAGCCCGGTCATAGCCGCCATCAGCGGCTCATCCCACTCTTCCGGTTTATCGCTGGCCCGGCGCGCGGCGCGCATATCTTTTACCTTCAGGCGACGTAATTGCAAAACGTCGATACGTTCCCCGGCGGCGGAGGTAAACGGGAATTTCAGGGTATATTTTTCGTTCATGGTGTAGTCCTTATTCGTCGTGTTAAATTCGGGGCCGTAGCCCCGAAGTAATTAACCGCCAATATTATTGCGGTAGGCATTTAATTGATCCGCGCCATTTACGCGGAAAATATTCGCCAGATAATCCAGTTCAAGAAGCGTTTCACCGTCAACCACCTGTTTAATATAAGTGCAGCCGAAGGCGCTGCTGAATTCCGGGTTTTCATTCTGTTTAAACGTTCCCAGCGGGTTCTTTTTAAACATTACGGTCATATGCGTCACCAGCGCTAACTGATCCGCTTTACCCTGCGAGTTATAACAATCGATGCTGGAGCGGCACTGCAATGCCACCGCCTGCCACGGATTTGCCGTTTTACGCATGACGTCGTGGTAAAACGAGTTCCATTTAATTTCACCTTCCAGTTTGTCAAAACCGGCAGGCAGCTCAATTTTACCTACCATCCCCAGCGCTTTATGCTCCTGCATAATCATGCTGATATCAGGCAGTTTAATTTCACTCGCGCGACCTAAAAGATTATTACCATCGAGATAAATATTGGCGTTGGTAATACGGTTAATTTGAATTTTTCCAGCCATTAGCGATTGCTCTCCAGAGAAACTAAATATTCAGAGGTAATTTCGGTTTCAAACGTCAGACGTTCCAGTGGCGGCGGCGGGGTGAATTTGTAGCTCAGCAACAGATGCCCGGCTGCCAGTTCAGTCTGTTCGTTACGCGCCGGGTCGTACCAGCATTCAAAGCCCAACAACGCGCCGTCGGCAATCAGCTTGCGGCCCCAGGTGTTCACCGATTCGGTCAGCGCGTCGATCAGCGCCTGGTTTATCGGCATATCCATATACTGCTGGCTGAAATAACGAATCGATTCGTTGATTACATCGCCGGTACGGCGCACGTTCTCAAAGTTACGCATATGAGTAACCGTCGGCCAGGCGGCGGTACGGTTGCCCCACAGGCGCAAACCGGAGCCATAGCTGTTGAAGATGGTGGTGATGCCGTTTTCATTCAGTTGATTCACTTCGCTTTGCGGATCGTCGATCATCGCTGACAGCGAGCGCTCTACGCCGGTAATGCCCTGAATTTCCTGATTGGAGTTGCTCCACCAGAAGCCTTTTTCCAGATCCACTTTGGCACGCAGGCCAGCGGCGCGGGAGGAGAGCGGCTCCAGGACTTCGCTGTCCGTCGCGCTGTCGTACACTTTAACGTGCGGATAGCACAGACGCGCGCGATCGGAACTGGTATTGAAGTTAATCGCCCCCTGCGGGCCGCGCCCTGCCAGAACCTGCTGGAAAGTCGTGCCGATGGGCGCATCAATGTAGGTAATGGCTCCCAGCGCTTCTGCCTGAGCGATAAGCTTAACGGCGACCGAGTTTTGCGTACAAAAGACCGGCGCAATCAGGATCTTTGCGTAAAAACCAAACTGGTTCCAGGTGTCCTGTAACAGCTTCATGCCGGTACGGTCACCCGCCGTGTTTACCGCGCCAACAATATCGGCGGCAGTCACTTTGGTGGGGTCCGCGTAAGTATAATTTACATAGGCCTGAACGCCGGGTTTCAGATTGGTTCCCAT